GAGCCCAAGAAAGAGACAAAAATCTCATTGAGCTCTTCGCGCTTAGTTACCGGGGACGTTGGAGGCGGCAACGGGACCATTGTACACCTCCCCAAGACTGAGAATCAGTCGAGGCCGCTCTTCAGCGACCTGGGTCACGTACCAAAGAACGCCCTTCCATTCGACGAATCTAATGGCATAGACGTTCTCAGCGGCGTAGTCGTCGGCCAGCACACTGATGCGGTTCGTCATCTGAGTGTCACGGTGCACCTTACCGTCCTCCTGAAAGGAACGGCCAGGGCGGAGGACGTCACCATAAAGCTCTCGCTCGATGATGACGTCCTCCATAACACCTGGACGAACTTCTACAGTGTGGCCGAAGCCGACCCTACCATAGAATCGTGCCATTTTGAAGGATTACTCCTTGACTCAGACCTTGAAGAACCAGTCAGCGTCGGTGCCGTGCGGGAACGAGTAACCCGCGGTCGGACGAGCCTCGACCTCGGTGGACTGCGTGATGGCGGGCATGTCACCAGCCGACTTCTCCACGTTGTCCACGTAGTACTTCACGCCCGTCTTGTTCGGGATCGTGATGACCTTCGTGGTCGCGTTGTAGCCCGGCTGGTCCGGCGTCACGACGATGCCGGCGTCCTTCTTGATGACGATGGCCGACTTCGGAACCGTGAGAGCACCCGAGACGCGAGTCTCGATCAGGTACTTGTACTGGTTGTAGTCGATGTCGAAGTCGTCGTACAGACCGATCCGACCACCCGCGTCAGCACCGACCGTGTAGTCGGCGAGGTTGACGAGGATGCCGACCACGTCGGAGTCACCCTCCATGACCTCGACCGTGACGATCTTGGAGACACGAAGCGCAGCCGCGAGGGCCTGCTCGGTCTCGAAGAGGCGACGGCCGACCTTGTCCTTCTGGAGGATCAGGTCGGTGAGGATGGCGTCGGTCGTGTACAGGGTGGGGTTACCCGTGCCCTTGTAGTGACGACGCGAGTAGAGGACGGCCTCCACGATGTCGTTCGCCTCGGTGTTGGAGGCGAGCTCCACCACGTGAGCGTAGAACTCGTCGTCGTGAGCGATCGGACGGATGTGGTCCTCGTTCACCTTGTCCTCGTCGTCGACCTCGCGGCCGTCACCGATGAGGATGGCGCGCGCGAGCTCCTCGTCCAGCATGAGACGCATCTCAGCCTTCAGCCACGCGATCACGTTGAAGTCGGTGATGTCGATCGTGTCGTCACGGTCGAGCTTCTGCTTCTTGTAGATCGTGGTGGGCGTGGTCACTCGCTTCAGGAGCTTGATGACCTCGTCCTTCTTCAGGTTGCCCTTGACGTAACCCTTCGCACGAGCCTCGTCGAACGTCAGGTCGGCGACGACGGTCTTGATGCGGGAGAACGGCGTGGTGCGGACGCCGGTGAGGACGTCGTTGACCCACTCGGTGCGACGCTTGAACGTCTGCGGAGTGCCGTCGGGGTTCTTGGCGTCCGGGAACAGGATGTCGATGTTCTCGAAGCCGTACTCGGCCGCGTGAGCAAGGGCGTCCTTGAGGGAGCCGTTGTGGTTGTTCTTCGCGGCGTCGACGAGGGTGCCGAACTGCGCGTGGGTCAGCGTGGCTGCCGGAGCGTTGTCCGAGACGTTGCCGTTCTGCTCGAAGATGTTCTTGTGCATTGCGTTGAATCCTTCCTGGATCTTGTTGTCGAAGTGCGCAAGGAACTCTTCCTTGTCCTCCTCGGAAATACCGGACTGCTTGAGCTCTCCGGACTCGGCGGCGCTGACTGCCTCGCCGATCATGAAATAGACGACAGACTTCTGCTCCTCCGAGAAGGCATCGAAGACATCCTGGACCGTCTTGTCGGCGTGCTCCAGGTTCTCGTCGTTGGTGGGCATGTTGTCTCCTTCAGACAGTTCGTCGGCGTGAGCGAGCGCTTCGCCAATCAGGTGGTGAACCACGATCTTCTGCGTTCCAGACAGGCCGTCAAAGACTTCCTGCATGTGTGCGTCAGCGTGGGCAAGTTCATCCGCTTTTTCGGGCGAAAGAGCTGCGGAAAGAAGGCTGTGAACGACGTCCTGCTGCTCCTCAGTCAGAGAGTCAAGGACTTCCTGAACCGAGGTGTCTTCGTCAGCTTCCTCTTCGTTGGGGGTCTCGACGGGCTCAGCCGGCTCGGAGGTGGGCTCCTCGACGGCAGGCGTGTCGTTCGGATTTGCGATGACTTCCTCCTCGGAAGAACCCGTCTCATCGCTATGCGTGAGAGCGAGTCCCTCGTTGTAGATGTAGGCCTCATCATCGATGGTTTCGAACGAGTCGCCGTGGACGATGTTCACATTCTCGATGACGGCACCAGGATTGGCGCCCACAAGAACGAGAGACACCTCGCGAATGTTTCCGTGATAGACCTCGCGGCCGCCGTTGACACGACGCTCGTTGAGGTTGTTCGCGAAAATCGAGAGGCACTCGACATCCTTGTGCTTAACCATCTCCTTGGCCTGAAGGCCAGCTTCGGTATCGTTGAAGTACCCGTGGCAGAACACACCGAAAGCGCGATTCTCGAGGACGGCGTGTCCCAGAACCATGCTCGGGTCGTTGTGCTGATGCTGCCAGACGAGCGGAACCTTCTTGTTGTCCATGTGCGCGAACGCACCGTCCATGATGGTCCGACCGTCGGAGCACTTCTGGTTGTTGACACTGGCCCAGCCGCTAAAGTCGGGCTTCTGGTCTCCCATTTTGATAGTCTCCTTCCTTGTTCTTATCGAACTCGATCCTTGATGTTCTGTAGCTCGGACTGAAGATCGTTGCGGTAGTTCTCCGAGATACGCCGACGCTGTTCTGCGTTGGCTCGACGCTCTGCGGTGTTCTTCTCCCGGAAGGCTTCGTACTCCTTCCGAGCCTTATCCACAACGGCCTTTACGTCGTCCCGGAGCTTCTTGACCTCTCCCTGAGCTCGCTTAGACGCGCTGTTAGAACGCGACTTCTGCTGCTTTTCAAGGAATGCTCGAAGCTTGGGACTAGCATTGGCCGGAATCTTCAACTCGCCCTGGATCTTTTCGACTTCGGACTTGAGCTTATTGACGATGGCTTCTCGAGTGGCATCAGCATCTGCGGAGAGCTTTTCCATCCGAGCCTTGTGAGCTGCGGCGGTGCTCTGAGCAGACGCTCTCAGTTTGTCCCGAGTAGCAGCGTTGGCGGCGAGGTCGGACTTCTTTCGGGTGGCGATCTCGTTTCGGACGTAGGCAGTCCCCTGACTCTGTCGTTCACGAGATTCTTTCGAAAGAGCAGGTTCTCGCCCCTTCAGCTTCTTGGTTCGCTCGTAGTATTCCTTAGCCTTGACGGGGTCGTAATACTTCGAAGCGTAGTGAGCCAAGAAAGCTTCTACTCTGGCGTCTTCCAAGATTAACCTCCTGGAGAAAGAGCGTCGTCAATACCGCTCTCGAGAGACTTGAACATGTTCTCCATGATCGCATCCTGCTCAGCTGCCTGAGCTTCGTAATCGACCACTGGCTCGTTAAGAGCCTGAGGCATGTTCGAGTTGACCAGCTGGTCCGCCTTGGGGTCGTCCATGACGGGCTTGTAACCGATAATGCCTCGAACCTCATTCGACGAGAGAATCTCGTTACGAGTGAACTTGTCGGCAATCTCAGCGAGCTGGCTGATGGGAACAAGCTTGAACGGCTCTCGCATGAAGTCGATCGCCTGACCCTGAGTACGCGCCGTCTTAGTGACGAACGTGCGGTTCAGAGCTTCGGTGATCGCACGGAGAACCGGTTCAATGGTGCGGTTGTAGTAGTTGAGCATGGTGGCTTCGTCGGCGGTACCGTCGAAGACCGACTTGGTGAGACCCAGCTGGTTGTACAGCTGTTCTGTCAGATACTCGATCTGCTTGAGCATGTTGTTCTCGGAAGGACGGTTCAGCTGCGTGATCTTCTCCGCACCATCCGTGTACACAATGCCGTACTTGTTTCGTGCCATCTGCTCTTCGATGTCGAACTGGCGCTGTTTGGCCTGCTCTCGTCGCTCTTCCGTCTTAATGACGTAAGGCAGCTGCACGATAAGATCGAGCTTCCCCGAAGCCGACACCTCATCGACCTGGTCCAGAAGCTGAAGCTTCCGAATGAGGCGCTGAAGAATCGAGTTCTGCTCGTTCATGACTGCATAGAGAGGATTCTCTACGATAGCCACGATCCGCTTTGGGAGGACGAGTTCGTCGTGACGACCCATCTTCTGATTCCAAAGCTTCACACGAACATGCTCGGGGAACCATCCGACGATCTCTCCGACTCGAAGAGTACGGATGTCGTATCCACCGGTGAACCGGGGGTTGATCGTCGTGTCGACCGGAACGATCGCAATAACACCCTTATCGAACAGGCTAGTGGCCATGTCCTGTCGGAATGCTGTTGCGGCCTGATCCAGGTTCGCTTCGACGGTAAGGCACTCATTCAGGCCAGAATTGACCTGCTCGACATACCGACCGTTTTCATCGCGTCGAATATGCCGAATGAACACCGACGCAACATCAACCCCAAGGCGGGTGTAGATT